ATGTCCCTTGTGAACAACGATACGACCGTCTCGGAATTTGCTCAATATCTCAAGCTCAAGAACTACACAGCTAAAACGATTGAGCATCGCCTCGGGCAGATTGCTAGATTAGCTAACTGGCTAGGGGACACATCTTTGCTGGAGGCTGCCCCCGGGCAGCTTGAAGCCTGGCAGGGCTCGTTGCGGGTGTGTCCGTCGAGCATCCAGACCTACACCTCGCACGTTTGCACCTTCTATCAGTGGGCCTACCAATGTGGCCGCACGAGCGAATACGTCGCAAAAGACTTGGTGCAACCGAAGATTCAGCGCCGTATGGCCCGGCCCATCCCCGAGGACCACTTGCGGATCGCGCTGACCGGCGCGCCTGTCGGGACTGACATCCATGCATGGCTGCTATTGGCCGGATACTGCGGTCTGCGCGCTGGGGAGATCGCGCAGATGTCACGCAACGACTTTCGCCCCGATGAAGGCGGCGGCGCCTTCCTGACCGTGCACGGTAAGGGAGGGAAGCAACGCATCGTCCGAGTTGCCCCCGAGGTCATGCAACGTCTGGCAATTCAGCTGAGCCGACCCGGCACCATGTTCTGCCGTCCCCGCGGCGGGCCAGTCACACCCAACTACGTCTCGGTCGTGGGTGCGGAATTCCTAACCAATCTCGGGCTCCCGTACACGCTGCACACCCTGCGACACAGGTTCGCGACCGTGCTCGCCGACGAAGGCGCGGACCTCCGCGATATCCAGGAATTGATGGGGCACGAGAGCCTGGCGACCACCATGCGGTACCTCGCTTACTCGACCCGACGTGGAGCGGCGTCCGTCGACTCGCTCGCGTCGCACTTGTGCCCCTCGCGGTCGTCGGCATCGAGAATGGAACAGCGCAGTCACAAGTAGGTGTCACATCTAGGAGGTCGGCCAGCGGGCACGAGGGGATGCCCATATGGTCTCCGAATGCCCGCTCGCCGGTCCCCCTGGATGAATGAACGCGCCCAGTTGCTCGTGCGCTATCTCGCTGAGCAGCACGCCCTGAACATGACCGAGGCCATGGCGCGAGAGCGTATTTCGGCGAAAGTCGACCTGACCGCCGAGCTGATGGGCATCAGCCGGCAGTCGGCCAAGGCCTACGTCGATGAGGACTACGTGCGCCGGATGGCCGATAGCTTCGCGGCAGCGGTCCGAGACTTACAAGCTCGGTCACCGCGCCGTGGACTGAGAGCGGTGCCCGACCAGTCTGGAATCGCGACGGAATAGCAATAACCCTGCGCATGCCGCCGAAACGTGCAGGTCGGATGGGTATCGCTTCGCACTCCTATTGCGGTGGCAAACTCGGCGGCGATACCATCCGGCAATGAGTGGAGGGGTCCTCGGGGTTTCGCCAGAAGAGTTGCAGCGGGTTTCGCGATTGGTCACCGCGACCGCAGGCGGTTTGGCGACGGAGCTGGATGCCCTCGACGCCGAGGTGTCGCGGTTTGTCGGCTCCGGTTGGTCTGGTGGGTCGGCGAGCGCGTTCACCACGCGGTGGTTCCAGTGGTACGAGGGCGCCAAGCTGGTACACCAGGGCCTTGCGCAGATGGGCAGCTTGTTGGCGAGCACCGGGGATGCGTTCGTGGGCCAGGATGCGGCCACCGCCGCCAACGTCAACGCCGCTGACGGAATGTAGGGGGAGAAGATGTCAGGTGAATTCGGCGTTGTGCCCGACGAGCTCATGCGGATCATCGAACGCATGGCAGAGGTTGAGCAGCGAGCCGAGGCGTCGATAGCGGCCATGGACACCGAGGTTCACAACCTGCACGCCACCTTCACAGGTGAAGCTGCCACGGCCCACACGCAGGCGCACGAGAAGTGGGCCAAGGGCGCCGAGCAGATGCGCGAAGCGCTCAAGGGCCTACGTAGCGCGAGCCACGCCGCGCACGGCAATTACACAGGCGCCGCTGCCAAGAACATGCAGAACTGGGCATAGCGCGATGGCACCCCCGATTCATGTCGACCCGGTTGCCCTCGATGGCGCCGGTAGAACGGTCTCCAGCTCGGTGGGCGGGTGGGGCTCTGCGCTGTCGGCATTGCAGTCGGCGCTGTCGAGTTCGGCCGGTATGGGTGGGGATGACCCCGCCGGGATCGTGTTCGCGCGATCGTATGACTCGTCAGCCAAGGAACTCCTTGAGGCGATGGTGGACGTGTCCAACGGTGCGGGCCGGGCCGCTGACGGAATCCGGGCCTCGGCAACCAACTATTCGCGTGCCGAGGTGGCATCCAACATCGACGGCAAGGGCGGCGACCCACTGCCCGCCGCCTCACCCACTCCCTCGGTGAAGGCCGGGACCCCACCGTCTGCGGTGGGTAGCGATGTTGGCGACCCACCCGGTTGGTTCCTGGTGGAGCCGTTCATCGGAATGATTTGGCCCAATGGTGATTCGGCGAAGCTGCGCGCCGCTGGCGCAGCGTGGACGGCTGCCGGTGCGGCATTCACCGCTCAGCAGGCCGGACTAGCGGGGGCGCAGGCAACCGCGCAGGCCCAGCAGATCCCCGAAGGCCCCAAGATCGATAGCGCGTTCAAGACGATTGACGGTGCTGTCGGCGAGGTCGGCGGCATGTGCAGCACCATGGGCACCAAGCTCAACGACTACGCGGCCAAGATCGATACAGCGCACGCATCGATACTGGACCTGTTGGCCCGCTTGGTAAATCCGCTGACCGGTGCCAAACAGGTCGTGGACTGGATTACCGGCGAAGACGACGACGAAATAAAGAAAATCGCCGCCGACATCCGCAACATCGTCAACCAGTTCAAGTCGGAAGTGCAGTCGCTCGCGCTGCTGCTGGCGCCGATCATTCAGGGCGCATCGATGGTCATCGACACCCTAAAGTCGTTGGTACAGATGCAGGTTGAGCTTTTCGGTAACGAGATATACAACACCGTGGCCCCGGTAGTGAACGCCACTGCATCCTTGGGGCAGGCCATGATCGACAACCCCGGCCAGACAATCCAGATGGCAGCTGGGGTCGGCATGATGGCGGTCGGCTACGACATGATGGCTGCGGCAGGTGTCGGTGAGGTCTTTACCGGTGGGGCTGCCACGCCGGTCGCTGCGCCTGTTGCTGTTGCTGGTGCGGGCTTACTCGCTGGTGGCGCGGTCGTCGCCATACCGCCAGCCCTCGACCTCTCGAAAGAGGCTGCGGTCAATGGCGTGACGGTCATGGAGGCTAGGACTGGACGACCCGGCGAGGGCATCAACCGTGGTGATGACCGCGATTCCATCGGCACATTCACGGGCCGAGGCGGGACAGCTCGGGGATACGGTCGCCAGCCAGAGGCAGAGGGGATCGCAAAGTACAAGGGCGACAATGAAGGCCGCTGGGTTACGACGGAGCGCAAGAAGGCGACTGTCGACGGCGTTCCCAACGGTCGCTACTACGACGGTCTCGCCCGGCTGCCGGATGGCACATACGAAGGTATCGAGGTGAAATCGGGCGGTGCCAGTCGTGACGGGCTACAGCGCGCATTTGACAAGGCGGTGTCGCCAGAAAACCCGGCGTATGTGACGATCACAAATGAGCGTGGGATTATGGAAACAGTGAAGATAACTCAGGTCAAAGTCGTGGAGGTTCCTGCGGAATGAGGCTTGAAAAAGCGACGCACATACTGGAGTCGAACCAGGCGAAGATGCGGATGAGTAACTTCACCGAAGAGATACCGGGCCAGATTGCGGCTGGGATAAACCGGTTGGGCACAAAGGGTTACACTTACTACTCAATCTACCCGGTAGCGCCCGAGGTTCCATACGACGAGTTCCCATACTCGCCTGAGCGTATCCAAACCTGTGGCAGGGATGGCAGACTCACCGTTGAGATTAAGCGGCTTGAGTCTGACGGTGTGCGGCGCCACTACACCATCGGAAGGCCTTCCGCCGTAGGCGAATCCGAAACCGAAGTGGTCTACAACGGCGATAACGCTTACCCGGTACGTCCATCGGAGGTGCTGACGCCGACCGAAGCTATTAGGTTGTTCTTGGGCTATTACGACACAGGCGACGTAGCGCCCGACTGGCACCTGCGCGAGCAACCCGAATTCGCCGACGCCGGGTAGGGGGCATGCCCGCCGCTGTGTGGGCACTCCTGTTACCACTTCTGACCTGCGCGTGATCTTGTAATGTCCCTTGCATGGCAAGCAAGGGGGGAGCCCGATGGAAAGCACTGTTGGCATTCCTGGGCGGATTCATCGGAGTATTCGCGCTCGTGATCGCATGCACGGTGGGCGTCGCGGGCAAGTCGAGTGAGCCCTCGGGAATCCCCGATAACCCGACTTCTCGGGTGGTGATGCCAAGCCGGCCGTCCGGCACAGCTGCGACCCCAACGCACATCCCCGCGCAGGGCGCGGTATGCAAAGAGGCCCCTGCGCGAATCGTTGACATCATCGATGCGCAGTTCACCAACGGTGAGCATCTTGCGCACGCTCAGTCGGTCGACGGAACGCACGCCGAGACTTTCGTGGGCGGCAACATCTTTCGGGGAGATCTAAAGGTCTCCAGCCAGGACACGTGGGTACTTCACAACGGTGTGGTGTATTCGCTCACCTCTGATGCCCGGCGTCACTCGATGCTGAGGGACGGTCGCAACATCGCGACCGACTGGTCCGATTTCAGTGCAGTGGTCGGCGAATGCGTCGGCCGACTTGAACGCGCAGCCAACCAAGGAAGTTAGCCCTAACGACGAATAGCGCCCCTCACCGGGTCGGGGTGAGGGGCGCTATTTCGTTGGGCTGCAATCAATGCGGCCAGCGCTCGATCAGCTCTCGGATGTGCTGGTCTGCCCTCCCGCGCTCGGTGCGTTCGGTACGCATTTCCTCGCGCAGGCCTCCGATGTCGCGGGCCTGCTGGCCCTGTTGTTCCTCGATTCGCTTGATCCCCTTGAGAATTTCGTCGAGATCAACCCGCATGTTGGTCTCATGGTCGTTCTCGGTCTGCTCACGGATGGCTCCGGTATCGGCGGCGATAGCGCCCAGCTTCTTGCGGTGCGCGAACGTGGCCGTGGCCCAGGCCACCGCGACCGATCCGCAGATCGGGGCGAGTAGCGCCATCGTGAGTGCCGCGAACTGCTTTGGGGTATCGATGCTGCTGACATCCACCATTTCGGTCAGCAGGCTCACCGGCCGCTGCCCGCCACGAGCTTGAACAGGCTGGACGGTACGACCGCCTTGGTGGCCGAGGCGGTACCGGATCGGCCCAGCTTGATCGATGCCGCAGAGAAGATGAGCGATACCGCCAGCGTCCCGGCGCCGACATTGATACCGCTCTGCCAATCGATCTCGGTCAGGGCTGCGTTCACTGCGGCGTCGGCCAGGTTGGCGCCGACGATGAAGCCACCCGCGAACGTCTTGATGGCGCGCTCGGCAGCGTCAACGGCGGCGTCTTTGAGCCAGGGCGGGATGGTGATGTGCATGACGGGTCCTCTCGGCGGTTGGGTTGTGGATAACTGCGTTTGGGCAGTTCAGGGGGAGTTTTTTCGATGGCGCCATGGATAGGGAGCGCTACGGTGTGGGGAGTCCCTGCGCGCTCTCCTCGCGCGGGGGCGGACTGATCTACGCGGCGATGGCGGGGGTGCGGCTGGCCCAGTCGCGCACGTGCTGGATGGCGAGCCCGAGATAGGTTTGGCCGGGCCAGACCTCGCGGTACTCGTATTGAATGTGCGCGGCGGTCGGTGGGCTGGTGGTGACGAAACGCAGCGCGATCAGGGCGGCTTGGGCGGCGGCCGCGGGCCCGGTGAGCTTGTTGATATCGCCCCAGCCGAGTAGTCCCTGTAGACCGCCGAGGACCACGGGTAGGCCGAGTGCGGCGATACCGTTGGGGCCGCCAGAGAGGGCGCCGAATATGGCGGGCAGCTCGATGCCCAATGCCTTGGCGGCGATTTCGGGGATTTTGGGCAGGATGGCGCCTGCGGCCCCGAGTGGGTCGGTGATCTGGAATGCGGTGACCATGTCGAAACAGTCGTCCATGATGTCCCCGACCACGCCCAGAGGGATGTTGCCGTACATGTCGCCGGGGTCGGTGAGCCAGCAGTGCCGGTAGTCGCCTGTGTCGCCGTAGCGCCATGACGAGATGCCTTGCCCCGCAAGGACCGGGCCGCCGTAGTAGCTGCCACCGTGGGGTCGGGTGGGGTCACCGATGCTGAATGAACACAGGTAGTTGTTCGGGTAGTGCTCGGCCAGCCACGCGCGGAATCTGGCCGCCGCGACGGCGCCGGCCGAGTATCCGCCGATGACGACCTTGGTCTTGGGGTTGGCGCGGTAGCGCTCCAGGAAGATGCGTTGTGCGTCGGCGACCGCGATCTCGACGGCCTTGGCCATTGAGATGTCACCGGGGCTGCCCGCGGCGCCGACCGGGAGTCCGCCCATGGTTGCGGCGAATTCGGGGTGCACTTCCTCGACGAGGTTGGCCACAGCCTGCATGACGCGAGATACGTAGTCCTGGCCGATGATGCCTCCGGTGCCCCGGAACATTAGGCCCAGGTGGCGATTGGCGGGCGGGGCCGGGGGCGCAATACCCAGCGCGCGCAGGTCATCATCGGACACCTGCCCGGTGGGGATCTGGCCAGTGCGGCGCTGATACTCGGCGGCCCACAGGGCAGCGCGCGGCCCGAACTCGTCGGTATCTTGCGGCAGCGGCCCCAACAGCCGGGTGTACAGCGGTCCGAACCAGTCGTTCATCACGACCCGCCACCGACGGACCGTTTCACTGCGGTCTCCGATGCGGATCATTTGGACCACACCTTGTCACGCAGCGTCATACCTTTTGATGCCCAGTCGGGATGACCCGGGCCGAGTTGTTCGGCGATGTATTCCAGTAGCTTGCGGTCGGGAGCTTCTTTGACGAATTTCTGGTGTAGCGCAATAGGATCGACCGCCGGGGGCTGCGCGGGAGCGTAGATGCCGAGGTATCCGGCGCGCAGCTTGTCGGCGAACGCGTCATTGCGTTTGTCGCCCTCGGGCCAGGCCATCTGGTAGTGCATCTCGTCGGGGCGCGACCAGTCGCGGCCCCAGAACACCGAGCCCTCGAACAGGGCCAGGCCCTTGCGGACCTTGGCCTGCGTGGCGGCGTCCATCGTGTACCGCTGCCAGGGGTACTTGGGCGCCATCACGTCAACGGCTGTGGCCGACAGGTGATTTGATCCGTCGTTGCGCCCGGGGTTGCCGAGCACGTCATTGTCGAGTGACCAGCCCCATACCGGGGAGGTGATCTCCTCGACGTTGCGGTCATACCAGTACAGCCATGCGCCGAGGATGATCAGCGGGGCGCCCTTGCGCAGGGGCGCGGTGTCGACGAGGTACAGCTCGGGTATGCGCACGATGTCGCATTCGTCCCGATTGCAGCACCGCCAGCCGTCCTCTGTGTGGGTGTTGCCGTTCACGGTACGGAAACTCATCGGGTGTACTCCCTTTCGATGCGTGGATCTATTTCCTGGGCGTAGGACGAGAGCCGGTCGGCCGCCCACCAGCCGAGCCGGAATGAGATGGCGGTAAGTGCGGCGTAGAAGGCCGAGTGCTTGAGAAGCTGGCGGGCCATGACTACACCCCCCAGAACTTGAATGTTGGTGTGACATCGACTTGTAACGGCTGCGATCCGTCGTTGACGGTCAGGGAGACCGGTAGTGCCTCGGTGCGCAGCAGGGTCGCGCCGTTGAACACGCCGTACCGGTTGATCACCGTGCCGTTGGCCACGGTGCCGCCAGGTACCGAGATGGTTACCAGCGAGCCGGTGGATGATGCCTTGTCGATGCCGGATTCGGTGACATCGACTGGGGTGGCCCAGGTGGTGTCGGCGTAGGCGGTGCCTACGCGGGTGGTACCGGCGAATAGCCCGATTCGGTTGCCGAGTGCGGTGATTGCGGCGCAGCAGGCGCGTCGGTGCGGTGCTTGGTATTCGGACATGCGGGGGCCTTTCTGTTGGTTACGGGGTTTCCCAGGTGGTCCATCCGCTGATGCGCGGGGTGTATCCCAGCGCGACGTTGCGGGGTGATTCGGTCGTCCATTGGTGGTCTCTGTAGGGGGCGATGACGGATTTCAGGTAGGCGCATCCGAGTTGGCCCTCGATCATCAGGCCACCGAAGGGCTGGTAATCGCCTGTGATGACGTAGGTTTCGTTGACCTGGTACCAGAGGTAGCCCTCGGTGTTGGCCGGAAGGCTGCCGTCGTCAAAGTCCCAGATGGTGGTGTTGAGCTTGGGGACGTATTGCAGGAGGAATTCGCCGACGTTGGGGTCGTGTGGGGCCGCGTCGAGGTAGTAGTTTCCGTTGATCAGTCCGATTGCGCCGTCGTTCATGTAGATGTCGAAATAGGAGGTTTCGCGTCTGCTGTAGAAGTGGATTCGGAATGAGTAGTTGTCGATGTCGTTGGGGTTGGCCATGTTTGGGTGGTCCCTCCTGCGGTTACTGGTATGCGCGGCACCAGGCGCCGCCTGCGCCTCCGATGCCGCCGGGGCCGCCGAAGTTGGCACCGCCCGCACCGGCACCGCCGGGCGCGTAGCCCGTTCCGCCATCGGAGGTTTGCGTGGCACCACCCGGGTAGGTCACGCCGTTGTAGGTCTTGTCGCCCGGGCCGGGGCCGTCGTTGGCGTTGATGCCGGTGGGGTGCTGCGGGCCACCAGCGCCGCCAGCAGCGGACAGGCCCGCCCATCCGTCGCCGATAGCGGTGGTTGCCGCACCTGGGCCGCCCGCGGTTCCGGCGAAACCGCCGCTACCCTTTGCGCCGCCTGCGCCGATGGCGAATGTCAGGGTTGTTGTGGTCCAGGGAATGTGGATGCCGCGCTCCAAAGTGGTGGTGGCCCAGGTTCCCGGGCTGCCGGGGAAGCCTCCGAGTAGGTAGAACGTGCCCGAGCTCGCACCGCCGCCGCCAGCGCCGACCAGCGCCAGATCGAGATAGCGGCACCACACCGGGATCGGGACCACGGTCGTGCCGACTGCGGTGATCGCGGTCAGCGCTGCCGGTTGCGGACTGAACCGGGCGGTGGCGGTATCGGCGCCGATGGCTTGACTGGCGCTGGAGGGAAGCCGAACCCGCGACAGCACCGCGATATCGGCGGCTGTGGCGGCACCGACGGCGGCCAGGCGGGGGAGCATCTGCGCCATCTCGGCGGCCACGGCCGAATCGGTGGCGCGCACACCGGGGCGGGCCGTGTCGGCAGCTATCCCGGCGTCTCGTGCAGCCACGCGCAGCTTCGCCCGCGCCAGGTCGGCGCCGCGGCTGGCATCACTGGCGCCTAGGCCCACTCCTGCGACGGCGAGGTCTGCGCTAACACCCTGATCGATGCCCGTGTGGGCGACCCGCAGCAGATGGGCCAGATCGGCGCCGACTGCCGAGTCCGCGACGGTGACCCGTGGCATCCAGACCCACTTGCCCATGGATGGCGGCGAGGGCGGATCGGGCTTGGTCGACCACCTACTCGATTGCCCCGAGGGCGCAGACGGATTGGTGGACCAGGGCATCAGACCGCCTTGATCGCGGCGTATCCCGCGGCACCCCAGCCGCCGGTACCGGCGCTGCCCCCGGTACCACCGGCACCGCCCGCTCCGCCGCCGCCGGGCCCGTTGCCCGGGGCTCCGTTGGCCGCACCTACCGAAGCGCTGGGCGGGGTGTTCTGCCCGCCCTTGAACAGGCGCGCGGAGAACCCAAGATCGCCGGGGCCGTAGCCCACCGAGTCGCGGTTGTAGAAGCTGCCATAGGCCAGGCGCCCCAGTCGGCCACCAGCGCAGCGCAGAATTTCGCTGTTGTCGGTGCCGTTGCGGAACACGATGTCGTGGCCGGGCTTGCCGTCGGTCTCCTTGCTGCCGGGCTCGCCGCCAATACCTGTGGGTGAACCCACACGCTCGGACTGCACCGTGATCTGAGTGACGGACACCGGGATGTCGACGCCGCGCTCCAGCCGTAGCGAGTTCCAGGAACCGCCGCCGCCCCCCTCGCCGGGCTTGTTCCAGCCGCCGTCACCGCCGCCGCCTCCACCACCGCCACCGCAGCCCGCCAGGTACAGCACGGTGCTGGCGCTGGGGATGTCGTAGACGGATAGGGGGAGGTTCGCCCCGGTGGGTGAGTACTCGGTCCATTGATCTGCCAAGTTGGTCGACTCGCCCAGGGCGCCCCATACCGGCGTGAATTCCACGTGCCCGCCCACCAGGGTGGGCAGGGAGGTGTAGCCGGTGCCGCCGTCCTGGGTGAAGAACAGGGGGATGTTCTGCACGACTTCCAGCACGGTCGGCATGGCCGGTGTGGTGTAGAGGCCCTGCGGGTTGCCGACCTGCAGCACACCGATGAACGCGGTATGGCCCTTGGGCACCGTCAATCCCGGCGACGGAATTGTCAGAGCTTGCACGCGGCTGGTGCCCGATAGCCGTGCCTTGACGTTCCCGAGGTCGACGGCCTTCTGAATTTGCAGCGACTCATTGATCCGGTACACGCCCACGTAGCACTGCGTCATGCCATTGCCGGTGATGGCGAATTTCACGGTTCGATACGTGCGCTCAACACCCGGCGTGATGGGGATGAACACCAGCTTTTGGTCGGCCGGCACGAATGTCGACTGTGCATTGATGATGGGGAACGACACATCGTCGTTGATGCCTGTGGACATCCAGCGAGGGGTCAGTCGTGGCAGGTTCACAACGTCGGTGGCGTACACCGCGGCCGCGTACGCGTCATCGGCCTTCTTCTTGAGGGCAGCGGTCGCAGTGGAAACATCGACAGGACCCCTGCCACTAGATCCGTCCCCAAATACCGCGTTCCATAAGTTGTTCCACGTGTCCTTGAGGTCTTCTCCGATGTCGGTGCTGCCGATCGGGCTGTGCACCTTGGCCGGGGGCAGCTTCGGGATATTGCCCAACCCGAGTAGCCCGATGATTTCCTCGGCGGTGATCTTGCCGTCGGCGGTGATCGCGGCGAATCGCTGCTCGAAATCGGCGATGTCCGAATTGGCTTTGCCGCCAAGGGTGTCAAAGAACGATCTCCACTTGCCGAGCAGCGGCCCGAGGTTCGACATGACCGAGGTGACGTTAGAGAAGTGGATGCGGCCGCCGCTGGCGCCCTCGGTGACCACCAGGGTCACTGTCGCGGACTTGACCGATCCGTCGGTCGGCACCGTCCACGAGCCAGTCAGGCTGGCACGTATCCAGGACGAATCCGCGGCCACGGGCTGAATTTTCTTGATGACGATATCGGGGAGCTTGGTGCCATCGGTGGCAAACGGGGTGATGCACAACCGGATCGGATTGGACCCCGCTGTAGCCGAGACGCCTTGCCACATCGCCGATGCGGAGATGTCCACCGCCTGGCCGGCAGCTACGTTGAACGGGTCTTTGATGCTGATCGCATGCAGCTGGCCATCGGCGTTGAGGTAGATCGACTTGCCCGACAGGTGCCCGTTCTGGGCGGCGTCGAATCGCCAGTACGGGTTGTCCTCGACCATCTTCGGGTCGGTGAATCCGCCAGCGCCGCCCAGTAGGTCGTGGGCCACATCAGCCACCCACGACGCCGGTATAACGCCCTTGAGGAACTGGCCCGNGTCGACAGGCCTAAATCTATTGTGATTAAACAATTCAGGAGGAAATGAAT